CCAATCCAGAGAGCCTGAGGGTCATCACAGGAGACAAAGTTTGCAACGAAGTATTCTACAACCTCACTATCATCCTTCTGTCTAGATAATTTCTCGAAGAAAAATCTGTCCCGACGTTTATAAAAAGATTGTACAGATGCACGTGACTTACCACCATACTTGTGGTAGTCATATGTCTTTTTAGTAAAATGGTTCTTCAATCCCAGATAGGACTTATAAACGTCAAATGCTTTCAATTTTGGAATCATATAGGGAGTTTGGCATGAGATGTTCTCTTCAAGAAGTTCAGTTCAATAGCCTCACACTTAATCTTTTCCTTCAAAGGTTTTGAGATAAGTTTGGGAACAGACTCAACATCAATATTATTTTTTTCACAAAAATAAACAATGGAATCAATATAACTCATACTACTATCATCGGAGTGAATCTTTTCAATCTCCTCTGAAAATTTTCTTGGACAGTAAAACTTACTCTCTAGGAGTTTGTTGATGTCATTTTCTTCAGACATTAGTGTCATGCAATTGGAATTCAACAAACTCTCTAATATATTTTGTGAGTAGTTTGATATACTTGGTCTTATCATACTCTTCATAGACTTCACACTCTCCATTTTCACAGGTCATAATAATAACGAATTTTTTGACTGTCAAACCAGTCAGTTCATACAACATACAAGCATAGGCTGCACACTGCACAAAGTATCCCTCAATCCATTCTCTTTTCTTAGGTTTCTTAGATGTCTTGAAGTCGATGATAGCCAATTCGTTATTATACTCGGCTATACAATCTACGGTTCCTGCAATACCCAGATACTCACTGTATAGAGGAGTTTCTAGTCCATGTATGTTATCTATGTTGTTTAAATCACCCTTGGCAATCTTGAATAACATATCAGAAAGAGGTTGAACTGTAGGAAGATCCTCATTCTTGAGATAATGTTCAATCAAAGTATGTGTATCAGTTCCACGACTGGTGGATTGTTTAGTTACTTTGTTTGCTTCCTCATTACCAACTCTCTTTCTCCAATTAACAAATATCTCACGGTTATAGTGACTGATGACAGAGGTGATTGAAACTAACTTCTTACCCGAGGGTGTATCATAATACCTCACCCCATCGATTGTCTTTCGGGACAACCGTGGGACTTCTATTTCAACATGATTAAACATTACATACCCAGTTCAAGTTTTGCAACAATGTATTCCTTGACAAGACCACTTCTACAAATGTCTTCTGCTTGGAACTCAATTGTATCAAAGGATGGCATATTATTCAAGATTCTCATGAAGTCAATGATACCATTCTTCTCGGCAGTCTTCACCAAGTCAGTCTGAGTTGCATCTCCACAGAACATCAACTTAGAATCTTCACCAACACGGGTAATCATAGAGTCTAGTTCATGGAAGTTTAGATTCTGAAACTCGTCCACTATAATGATTGCATTGTCCAGTGTTGTTCCACGGATGAAACTAGTAGACCAGAATGAAATAGTTCCCTGTGATTTGAGGTTGGTATACAACATATCAAATGCATTATCATCAGGCATCTCAAACATGTATTTCACCATGTTCTTGTATGGTATCTGATACAAGGAAGACTTATCCTCATGGTCACCGGGAAGGAAACCAATCTCTCTGGTGGCTACAAGAGACCTGACGATGTAGATTTTCTCATAGGGAGTCCTTGGATCTAAAACATCTAGAAGAGCATTGTAGAGGGTAATAAAGGTCTTACCAGTGCCAGCACAACCATATGCAACCAAGTTTTGATTTTTCTTATACAGATCAAAAAATATTTCCTGATTATCTGTAAGAGGGTCAATCTTCTTGATGTAATCAAGATTAATTGGTTTCTTTCTTTTCATTTGTTTGTTACTCATACCAAATGGAACTGGGTTAGTACTTCCAATACCAGACTTACTCTTTCTAGGCATACTTGATTAGTCGTAATGTTTTAGGGTTGATCCTGGTTGTTGTTTCGCTTTAGAAATAACATCTTTCCATCCTGGATGTTTAGTATAAAGTTTGCTGAGTGGGTCACCCATTTCTACTCCAAGTTTAGGAGAATTGTCTGGTGTATAATACCTCTCCCAATCAGGATTGTCAATCTTCCACTGATCCCAATCATGAACACTCATCTTCACGTCTTTGGTTTCACCAGTCTCATTATGTTTTACCGGATATGTGGCCAATTTATTCTCCTCAATAACAATAAGTAAATATTTATTACCAATTCAGAGCTTCTGAAATGGTAGGGAACTGTTCTTTAAATACCTCCTTACATGCAACTGCAATGTCCATATGTTCTTTCTGTGTTCCATTAGCAGAACGAAGATCGATATAATGCACCCACGACCGCACTGATCCTGTCATATAAATTCTGGTAGGAGTTGCGAGAGGTAATACAAAACGAGCACACTCTTTTGCGATACCATATTCTAACATACTTTTGTAGAGTGTCATACCCTCTTCAAAATGTTTCTGCATTTTCATTTCATATTCTTGACGAATATGAGGATCGATATCATCAATAGAGTTCTGACGGTTCTTTGTGTCCTGCCTACGAAGATCAGGAAGAGGGATTACGTCTGCTAACATAGAACTGTCAGCATATCTCTGTGAAAACTCCTGGAAGGTGAAAGAACGATGTCTTAGAATCTGGGCTGCAATACCACGATTAGTTTCAATCTCTAGAGTCAAGTATGCTTGTTCAAAAATACTCCAGTGTTGATGTTTAATACAATACCCAAGTAGACCAGAAATTTTTTCATTCTCCTGGTTGTTTGGATTACTTACCCTGGCACAGTATGCCATATGCTTTTCAGCATCAGGTGTTACACTAATTACTTTTACACTCATGTTAGTTCTTCCTCATCCCATTCATCTTTTTCAATTTTTCTGAGTTTTTTTAACTCTTTCATCATACTTTTGATTTCTTGGTATGTTGCCTCAGGTGACATCTTACCACTAATTTCAAGTCCTACTATCATAGAAACTTTATCACCAAATCTTGCAAGAGCTCTTTCAAACTCTGATAGACTAGAGTAAACCATTAGTCAACATCATAGAACACTTCATCGTAATCATCAACAGGAACATTTGTATATGTAGGTTCTTCTGTGACGACACTTTCCAATTCATCAGAAAACAATTCTTCTTTTAGTGTTCCTAAAAGAAATTCCATTTTACAAATCGTTGCTCTCAATCTTTCCTTATCCATTCGTATAGTAGGCCTCAAAATATTTTACAATTCCAGATGTACCTGTATTACCTTGAGACACCCAGTCATGAGAACATTCAGTAATACTTTTCATACTATACACTGGTTCACCATTCTCATCCACCTGAGAACCAAATCTAGTCAGTAAGAATGTATATACTTTCTGTCTGGTCTCTAGTCGGTCATCACTGTATCGCCAATCAGTAACAGTAGTCATATGAATCTAGAGTATACATTATAATTATACACAAAAAAAGGACGGGAGTCAATCACGTCCTGGAAGTTAAGCTAGAATCCTCCTACAGATTCGTTTACATATTTGTTGTGAGTCATCACATTCAATTAGACAGTCATAGTAATCGTTCAGAATATCAGACTCCTCAGATGATTTTTCTAAACTACTCACAAGACCGTTAACATCTTGTTTCCATCCTGCAAGTTGATTGTACGAGATAATGTTATGCATGATTTTCTCCATTAGTTTACATCATAATATGGTTGGACATCCATACCTCTTAATTCTATCATTATTTAGTTAGGAAATCCTGACTTTTCCAAAAATGTAATCTAAAGACAAAAAAAGAGAGAGTTCTTAACTCTCTCTGTGTAGTAAGTTTAACTCACTTGGTGTAAGTACGACCCCTGTAACAGAATGTTCCATGGGTTTCTTTGGATTCTACACAACGTGTAACATACTCAACACCACGATATGCGGTATGAGCAATTTGTGCGTCGTGAAGAGCAGATGCTTTGGTGATCTGCTTTTTGATCATGAGTAGTGTATTCATGATTGACTCCTAAAGTAGTTGGATGTTTAGATCCGTTCCTTTAGTCGTTTGCGTCCCAATAACAGTGAGGAGTTGAATCCTTTACAGTCTCTACTAACTCAATCTTAATTTGATTACTAAGATTTTCATTGGCTTGCATCCTCAGCATGATTGAATCAGCATCAGAACAAGTGAGTGAAGTGTATAGAAGAAATTCTATCATGGGATGAACGGCTCCGTTCCGCGACTTACTTGCGTCCAGTTTCCTGGATGAACGATAGGTCTATTATAGACCATTGTATCTATTTAGTCAAGAAGAACTTTTTTTATCCATTTTCATTATCTGACCAAAGTTAGACTTCTGACCTTTCTTAATTTTCTTATACTCTTTGATGAGTCTCTCAACTTCTTGATTAGAGACGTTGACTGTAAGTTCATTCTCGTCTTCCTTCTCAACAAATCCAAGTCCTGACTGCTCCATACTGAAGACTTGAGATTCTTTATCCTCAACATAATCATTGATGACATCTTGAATCTCACCTCGGATAAGTGAGTTAATTTGTTCTCTCAGTTCTTCGTCTTTCATTTTTTAGAGGGGTTCCAAAGTTTGGGGTTTGCTCTCCCATCTGCTTGAGTAATATTCTTCAGGTCACTACGATAGTTGTCCCAATATTGATCAAATATTTCTGATACTTTTTGTGCAATGACAATATCAAATTTGGTCATACCATCTTGAAGATACTCAACCAGAAAGGCACTGGTTGGAAGTGACTTATCTTGTGCTGCTGTGGGGTCACAGTCTTTTTCAATTTCTCTTACACCCTTTCCCATTAAGATCGACCTCCCCATTGGATGTCAGGGAATGCTACTTCAACAACACCTTTACTGATCTTGTAGTTGGATTCTAGAGCCTTATCCTTAGTAAGAATAAGAATGTTTGCCTCTTGAGGATGAAGTCCTTCAAGGATTTGAATGAACATAGTCTCTCTACGGGTCTTAGAGAGTGAATCATTACCACCCTTTACAAAGTGATAAAGGTTCTTCCATTCCTTCCTCAAAGAGGTATGATCAGTCCCTAGAGGAACATCATTCTTCTCAAAGGGAACTTCACCATCTGGAAGAAGTGAGATCACAGTCTCATCATAGTTCCAAATCAGAACTGCCTTGAGTGCCTCTGTAGAATATTCTTGAAGAATTTCAATCTTCTTTGCCTTTGATCTTTGCGCACTCACAAGATCCAAAATCTCAAAGATAAATGGATTTGGCGGTAGCTTTGTGTTAGTCGTTTTCTTCGTCTTCGCTGATGAAGTCATTTTCAAATCTCACGGATAAAATTTCGTCTGGAATAATATTACCATTCTCGTCAAACATCTCTGGATGAATGAATGGCATTCTTGTTTGGTCTAAGTAATCTTTTACTAACCAACCTAGGAGAGTTCCTACTAAAAGAAAAAGTGCTGTGACTGCAACGGACAATAGGATGATTGCTGTTTCCATTTAATCTCTCCGAGAACTTACTTTCTTTATGTCTAGATGAACATTAAAGTGAAAGTTAATCTCTCTATTGAAGAGAGAAACTAACTTTCCAAACCTTAGTTCAAAAGTCTTTGGTCGTCTTTCTCTCCTTTGTTTTTTTCTCAACAACAACTCTAAACCTCTATTAATTTCTTGAGGTTCATCATCATTTCTCTTATTTAGAGGGTTTTCTTTTCCTTCCTGGTCTTTTTTCTCTTCCATATTTTACAGCATCCTCAACAATCCCGTTCAAATAATTTCTTATTTTTCTAGCTTCTGGTTTACCCAGATAACCATAACCCTCTCTCAATTGTTTGTGTTTCTCATCAGAACCACCTTCAAGATAATTATCTAGGTCACTAATCAGTTCATCAATCTCTTTTC